TCCCATATTTCATCTGGCACAGGAAACTTAATAAGTCTTTGCTGAATTAACATTTCTGTTTCAACATCACGCTTGTTATAGGCTACAAACTTCTGCCACTTTTCCATTTCATCACTTGGTAGATTACGGTTTCTACCACCATTTGTTTTGGTAGGATTACAAGGTACACAAAAATATCTGATAAGGTCTTTCCCTTCCGTCAGCTTTTGTTTTTCAAGCCCAAGAACGGCTCCTACACCTTCCAAAGAAAGGGGAAGCCCCATATAGGCTGACCACACCATTGAACATTTCCACGATGAAGGGTTTAGATAAGATCCAAAGGGATATCCAAGGTAACGAGAAAGGCATACACGTTCAAACTGAGCGTTAAATGCCCACTTGGTAATGTCTTCATCAGTTAAGGCATCCAGTATATCGCCAGGTATCTTTTCTCCGGCCATTAAATCTATCACCTTCACTTCGCTACCATCAACAGAATAGCCAAACAACATTATTTCAAAATCATCTGCCTCCACATAGCGATAAACTCCGCTCTTTTGTAAGTTTATAGATGAGTAGGTTTCAATATCGATTTCAAGATTATTCATTTCCTACCTCCATTCCTAAAAAAATAAGTGGCAGAGGAAGTACCCCCACCACCATCAATCGATCCTTTCTTTTAGGCAAGGAAGTCATCATCTGCAAAAGTTGAAAAATCATCTGCCGCAGACGTCTTTCCACCAAGAGGTTCTCCATCCTTAATTTTTTGGATATTACCCAAACCACAAGCAACACCCTTATTACCGTTTGAGTTAAAAGCATAGAAGTTGAGTGAAACCCTACCATAACAACCGCTGTACACCTCGCTGCGATCCATAATAGGCTTAACACTTTTATCTACAATCTGTGGAGCAGTTTTGCTATTGGCATTGATAAAATAATGCCCCTTATAAGCCTCATCATCACGCTCTACATCTCCGTCACGCAGTGGCAGTTTAATTGCCGCTTTATTCGGTTTCTTTCCACCAAATTTTGCGATGCCTTCCTCAATGGCTGCATCCACAGCAGCATTTATAGCATTAATGGTTTCTGTATCGTCTTTGGGAATAAGCACAGATACGCTATATTTTTCTGCGCCACCGTTGATGGATACTGGCTCCCATCCGTGAAAATAAGAAAGCCTTGTGTTTACACCTGTAATAACTTTAGTTCTGTTTTCGATTTTACTCATAATATTAACCCTCCATAATTTCGTTAAATTCGTTTTTTGCATCAGCTACATTCATCGCCGGTCTTTTATCCGAGTTAGGGACAAGAGTCGGCTTGCCCGGTGGTTTATAAATGAGGTTTCCTAGAATTTCCTCAAATTTGGTTTTACCCATCAATTTTTGCATCTCTGTCATAGGGATGAGGCTCTTACGATAAATGTCCTTGTATCCGCTGATGACAGCTTTTTCTGCTACTGCATTTTCATCTTTATACTTTCGAACAGATCGACCTTCCACAACCTTAAAACCATGCCACTCTTTACCGTGATTGACTGCAGCGTCTGTCGCATAAGCAGTTATCTCATTCGCCCATTTGGTAAGGTCGGGAAGAATGGTTAGAACTTCTTCTATCTCACTATCTGTAAGTAACGGTGGCATCTTAAACTCCATCTGTGCTAGTTTCAGATTTTCATCAGCTCTAGCACGACATCTGCTGGATGCTCTGCAGAAGGTACACCACGGGCCAGGCATATATTCACCTTCACCTTGATAGGCTTTTGCGGCTTTTGGTTTTAGTTCCTCTTCTGCCCAGGCTTTAAGTTCTTCTACCGGAACAGTCCATGTGCTGACATTTTCTCTTCGTGGTTGAAAAATTGTCATTGATATTTCTTTGATGTCGTATAGGCTGTCATAAATCTTTAAAGCGCCTAATGCATACAGTTTCATCTGTGGATTGTCCTCTGCATCCACTAGCACGCCCATACCATATTTGAAATCTACGATGTGAAGTCTATCATCTGAGATGATCACACAATCTCCTGTCCCAAAACCATCTGGAACATAACAAGAGAAATCAAGACGTTGTTCAATAAGAACGATAGGATCTGTGCAGGACTTTCTTGCAAGTTCTACCTGCTCCATGATGAAGTCAACGTAGGCATCCGTGCATTCTTCCATTTCATCTGAATCATACTCTGATGTAGGCCTCTTACTCCTGATGCGAAGTGCCTTTTTTAGCTTGTGTTCAGAGAGGGCATGGGCTGCCGTACCTTCTTTTGCTACTTCTCCATTTGTGTTTTCAAACTCAAGCTCCAGCCTTGCAGACGGTAAACAATGAAGCCATCTGTGTGATGAAGATGCAGATAATATTGCATGATTACCCATTCCCAAGAACCTCCGCATCTTTCAAGATGTCAGCATAATAAGCCTTATCAACAGCACTTAACTTGTCAGCACCATACTTCCCAATGATGCCCCGCACTTCAGCGGTAAAGCCAAGCTGACTTTTTTCGGCAAGTACCATTCTCACTTTTTCCAGCGAAATATCCGGCTCATTTGCTTTTTCTATCTTTGTGGTAGGTGTTTCTTTTGGAGCAGAATCGTTATCTGCCATTGCATCACAAACCGCTTGTATGCTATCAGCAAGACTTCGCATATCATTTACCACATCAAGCAGTAACTTTATTTTGCTCAAGATCATTTCCTCCTTTCGTCATCTCACAGATAGAGAGTTCCTCGATGCTGTCTCCGGGGATTACAATCGTTACACGCTGTTTTCCCCCAAGAAGGAATCGAAGGATGCGCTCCCTCACGGAAAAGTTACGGTAAGTAACAATTCCACCTGTCTGTGGTTTCTTTGAAACACTAATTTTTAGATTGTGCTTCATATCCATCACCTCTTTCTGAAGGGTCATTATTTTCGCCCCTCTACCTGGTAGCCTCAGGAGATCCATAAATCTGACGGTTTAATAAAAAAAATGCCATCGGAAGTTTTAAACCTCCAATGGCACCATGCTTAGTTAGGGATTTTCAGTTTTTGACCGGTATAGATAATCGTTGATTTTAAATTGTTCAGTTTAACAATCTCTGTGTATCTTGTGCCGCTACCGAGTAGTTTGGCTGCAATTGCCCAGAGCGAATCACCTTTAACTACTGTATATTCTTTGTAGGTTTGTGAAGATGTGTTAGTAGTCTTCCCTTTATTTTGTACTGTGTTTTCTTTTAAGGAGAACGCCTCCACATGCAAAGAGGCCGAGCATATTTACCCAAGCCTCTCTTCACACTACTTCCGCTTCTTATTTCTTACTGATTTCTGTTGCACTATTTCTTCTTCAGGGGTAATGACTGATATCGTCAAATGCCTGTACCCTTCTTCCACTAAAACCTTTTCTCCTATCCTGAAGCCTAACTTCCCCAACCATTTGCCATGCAGTCTTATGGTGGGGACTTCCTGATAAAGATAAGTAGATTGACCCGTTATTGATAAAATCCTAGACTCTTTTTCCTCTTTTCGATTCATAATACAAAACTCCTTTCAAAGATATTTTTGAAAGGAAATAAATAAGGCACACTGCAGAATTGATTATAACCCTACACTGCGCCTTTTGTATCATTATCATTGTTTGTAATAACATAATAAAGTATAATAAATACATGGTCGCTGTGACAGCATTATGCTGTCTGTGTTAGGTAGCTTGCTTACCTGCATTGGCTTTTAGGTGTTGGTATCACCTGAAAGACATGGCGGCCTTATTCAATTTCCTTCCGTTCATATTACCTCTGAAAGCCTTATTTTGCAAGTAATACCTTCTCTTTCTCCTGAGCTCTTTCAATTTTCAATGGATTCGTTTACTGTCCACACCTCATAGAAATTAAACAGGCTATCTGTTAAAAATTATAATGGTGGCATCAAAACCTGCTACCTTTAACTTTTGCATCTGCTTTTCAGCATTTTCTCTAGCTGCATAAGAACCTGCCATTACCCTATAAAGGATCTTCCCATCTGTTTTTTCATCAGCCAATTCTTCTTGATAAGGAATCCCTAGTTGAGCTAATATGGCCTTTGCAATTCCTATCACAATTTCTTTTCTTTTGCTGTCAAATAGGTTATTGTTCCTGGTATTATCAATAAACCCAATCTCC